ATGGGAGCGGGCTTGGCGTGACTCTGCTAAAAAACAGGAGTGGGACAAGATGTGTGAAGAAAACGAGAATTATTGGCTTGGTAAACAATTTGATACTCCAAAAGCGGATAAGAACCGTGCTAATGTAGATAATGCTATATTTGAGTCATTAGAAACATTTCTCCCCCAAGCTACTAGACGTAACCCTGAACCATTAGTAACCATCAAATCAACAGATTTACCCGATAGTGGCGATCCTACACCCCAACAAACAGCTTATATAACTAAGGTTAAGCGCCGATTAACCGATATTGCTGACGAAGCTAAACTCCGTCTTAAATTAAAAAAAGCCGCTAGACACTGGGCAATATTCCTGATTGGAGTAGTAAAGTATGGTTGGGATTTAGATAAGGATATGCCAGCTATTCGTGTCACAAGACCAAAGAAGCTTATATTAGACCCTGATGCGACAATTGACGAGGACGGATACACTGGTAATCGCATAGGTGAATACCGAAAAATGGAAGCCTCTAAAATATTGGCCATTATAGGTGATAATGAAAAAACGGAAAAAGCCAAAGAAAAAATAAATGAAATTGCTAAAGATGATCTTGCAACTGAAATCCAATTTATAGAATGGTGGACTCCACAATATTTCTGTTGGAAGTTAGGAAATATAATTCTTCTTAAAAAGAAAAACCCTCACTGGAATTATGATAATGAACAACCAGCTGAAAGCGTTGATGATTATGGAAACGCAGTTCAGGAAATAAAAACAAATATCGGTCATAATCATTTACCTGTTCCGTCAATGCCTTATTCATTCCTTGTGGTTTATAACTTAGGTGACCAGCCAATGGATAAAACATCTCTTATTGGGCAGAACCTTGCTAATCAAGACAGAATAAATAAACGAAATCGTCAAATTGACAAAAGTACTGATAGAATGATTGGTGGAATGGTAGTATCTCTTGCTCGTTCAGGTTTAACTAAATCACAAGCACAAAATGTATCAGAAGCACTAAGAAGAGGTGGAACAGTTTGTATACCTGACGGCTCACCTCGTGAAGCAATTGATGATTATCAACCCGCTAGTCTACCAGCAGATGTGTTTGTTCAACTTAATGACACTAGAAATCGCCTTAGAGATATATTTGGCACGACAGGCTCAACTCCAGCAGGAATTCAAAATGAGGATACTGTACGAGGTAAAATAATTACTCACGGACTTGATACCGACAGAATAGGCGGTGGTATAACTGAATATTTAGAACAACTAGCTGATGATATTTATAACTGGACTGTACAACTTCTTTATGTCTACGATACTGGATTTCAATTTATACAAGGAGCAAAACCGCCCCGAATAGTAGTATCGGTAAAAGAGGGTTCGCTTCTACCAAAAGATAGTATTGCCATCGCTAACCAAGCAATGGAATTAGCAGGAATGAATAGGATGTCTAACATTGATTTATATAAACGTCTTGACTACCCGAACCCAGAGGAGATGGCCGCTAATGTGTGGCTTGAGGTGAATGCCCCACAGATACTCTATCGAGATAATCCGTTAGTCCAACAAGTAATTCAGATGCAACAACAAGCCGCCGAACAGCAATCGCAAATAGAAGCTCAAAAAGATACTCAAGCTCATGGCCGTGATATCCAAAAAGAAATATTAAAAGGAGAATTAAAAAATAAAGAAAGGTCGTTATTATCAGAAGTTAAACAAAAATAATGAGAGATATAGAACCAAAAGTAGAAGAACATATGAATGCGATAGTAGGAGAGGGTCCGTCAAAAAAGAAAGAGTCAATAAAAATATATCCTAGACTAAGAATGGAACATCAGTTCTTTCCTGAAGCCAAGAAATGGGAGGTTAGTGAAGAATATACAGTTACTTTAAAATTAAAAATGACAGGACTTTCAATAAGTAAATTTCAAAACGATTCAGAATTTGATATTATTGGCGTAGATATCAAATCTAAAAAATAAACGCTATGGGCGCAATTAATAAGAGGTCATCGCCCAGCCTCACAAAAATACAATGACTGAAGAAACAAAGATGCAGTTCAATGAGGATGGATTTCCAGTCCAACCATCAGTGAACGAGGAGAACGATAACTCCTCTGCCTCATCAGCAGTTGAAGAAACGCCCAGTGACACGACTCCATCGTCTGAGGAGGATAATACAGACGTAAACAAAGGTGGCACTGAAAAAAAAGATGAACAGAACTTCGCTGATCATCCACGCTGGAAAGAGCGTGAGGAAGATTGGAAAGAACGCTTTAACCAACAAGAAGAGCGTCATACGACAGAACTAACGAAGATTAGAGAGGAAATCGATAATAAATTCAAAGCCAGTCGAGGTAATGAAAATATCGAAATTCCCTCATGGTTTGGTAGCGATGACCCTGAGGTATGGAAAGCATATCAAGCAGATTTAGACCAAAGAATCTCAGCTGCTAAAAAGGCGGCTAAAGAGGAAGCATTAGGTGAAATTACCAGTAAAACCACTGCTGAACAAAAAGCGATTAATGATGCCACTGAATTCTTAAATGAAAAGGTTTCTGAAATTGAAACTGATAAAAATATCAATCCAGAAGGCGTTAAAGTTGATCGTAATAAACTTCTCAAATTCGTTTTAGATAACGAACTTGTAGATACTAAAGGCAGATGGAATTATAGAGCTGGTTGGATCATGATGAATGGTCAACCTACATTAAATACTAATACTAATAAAGATAAAAAGAATCTAGCTGGTGCGACCATATCAGATAAGGGTGCCGAAACTAAACCATCAACTGTCATGACCTCCGAGGACTTTTCAAAGCCCGGTAGTAGGCCATGGTAGTCACCCTTATTATTAACTTATAAATTAAGATGGCAGAATTATATGGACAGAGGATTCAAACTACAGTACAGCAAAAATACTTGCCTTTTTTAGTTGACACAATCTTAAATTCTAATGTTTTATTTCAACGTGTAGTGCGTGGAGCTAAAGCATGGAGTGGTCGCACTCTAAGAGTGCCAATCAAAGTTTCTAAGAACTCTACTGGTCAGTCATTCCGAGGTTTTGATACATTTTCAACTTCTGCGACTGACAATAGACAGTTTTTAGAATTTACCCCAAGTTTCTATCAAATTACTTGTGCTTTGCCAGGTGATGAGCTTGCAGTAGCTGACACCGAGGATAAAGTACTTGATTTAATGAAACTCACAATACAATCTGACACCGAAGATATGGCCGATGATTTAGGCACGATTTTTTATTCAGATGGAACAGGAAATTCAAGTAAAGACCCATTAGGTCTAGGTGCGTTAGTAGATAATGGAGACTCCGTTGCTACATTAGGTGGCCTTTCTAGGTCTACTTACACAACACTGAAGTCGACAGTCACTGCTTCTGGTGGTACTATGACACTCGCAAAATTAGATACACTTTGGTCAGCAGTCAGCTCTGGTACTCAAAAGCCAACAGCTTTCTACACAACTGAAACAGTATTCAATCTTTACGGACAATTACTTCGTCCACAGGAGAGAATAAATAAAGAAGCAGGCAGAATGAAAGGCATGGTAGGTGGTACGGGTTTTACATCATTAGAGTACAATGCTAAACCAATTATGGCAGATGAGAAGTGTACATCAGGCGCTCTTATTGCTTTAAATGAGGACTTCGTTGATTGGTACGGATTAAAGTTCTTTAACTCAAAAGCAATTTCTTACAAGAGCCAGATTAAAGGTAATGATTACGATGCTCCGATTGGATTAGGATTTTCATGGAGTGATTGGATTGTTCCTGATAATGCTGGCGCAGTAGTTGGTCACATTTATTTTGGAGGTCAGTTTATTACAACCAATCCAAAGCGACACGGAAAACTTACGGGTATCAACAGTATATAGTCTAGTGATAGCACCTTGACATTTAGAAACCAGTTATGATAAAATGATGGGATGAGAACCATCCCTGAAAACATAACGAAAGATTTATTACATCAGCTGTATGTTGCCGAAGGTAAGTCGTGCCTTCGCATCGGAAAGTTGTTTAATAAATCCACAAAACAAGTAAGCCGTTATCTAAAGAAATTCGGAATTAAAGCTAGACCTTTCTCTACAAAAGGACTACAAGTCAGACTAGGTGCAGTTCTCTCTAAAAAAACAAAGGACAAAATCAGAAAAAAACATCTTGGCAAAAGACTTTCTCAAAAACATAAAGAAAAAATCAAAATATGGATGTTAGAAAATAAACCTTTCGCAGGAAGACATCACTCGGAAAAGTCTAATGAAAAATTGAGAATAAAAATGACTGGACGAAAACTAACCCCCGAACATCGAGCAAAAGTTATCAAGACATTGATACTGGGAGATGTAAAAGGAGAAAAAAGTCATGGATGGAAAGGTGGAGTATCTCCTATCAACGCTCGAATAAGAAGTCAAAAACCAATGCGATAATGGAAAAAGAAAGTAAAGGAAAGAGATAATTATACCTGCACCATTTGTGGGTTTTATAGTAAAGGTAATCATGCAGATCACATTAAAAGATTTATTGATTACCCAAAATTGCGAACTTCTTTAGATAACGGACGAACATTGTGTTCTAAATGCCATCGTAAGACGGATACTTACGGAAATAAAACCAAATTAGTAGGAATTCTGGCATCTAGTCGATAGCCAAGTTCACCCCTTGACCCCGAGTAACGGGAGAGGGTTAAATGATAAAAACAAAATGGCATATTTAACAGAAGGTTTAATCGAAGAGGCACTTCCTGTCGTCAAATATCATGGGCTGAATACCAACAAGAATGTTCAAGTTGGCGGTTCAGCCAAGGTAGATTTTTCAAATTCAACTGGAACGTTCAAGTTTCCAACTGGTGAGATTACAGGAAATGATAGTGTCGCATTGGCGGCAACATTCGCTGAAATCAACAGTATCGCGGATGAATCCGCAAGAATTGTAAATGTTACAGCGGCGACTTTAACAGTCACGCAAGCGACTCACAGTGGAAAAATCATCATTCTTAATAGAGCGGCTGGAATAGAGGTAACGCTTCCTGCGGCTTCTGGTAGCGGTGGTTGGTATCGATTCATAGTCGGTACTACATTTACTGGTGCATCCACAATCAAAGTGGTCGGTGATGACACTATGATAGGAACTGCTACTCTCTTCCAAGATGTTGGGGATACAGTAGTTGGGTTTGCGGCTGGTGGCACTGACGATACAATTGATATGCTTGGCACATCAAACTCCACAGGAGGTATTGCAGGTGAGAAAATCGAACTTATCGACATTGCCGCAGACTTATGGGCAGTAACTCTAGTAAGCGATGCTGGTGGCACAGAAGCCACTCCATTTAGTGCGACAGTTACATAAAGTCGAATATTATTAATCAATTAAATAAAAAATATGACATCATCATTATCAGGTTTCGCAACGATTGCTGGTCAAGATATTCTTGACGAGTCTTCGTCCCAGGTTCATGTCTTGGGTACTTACATGGAAACCAATGACGGAAGAGGATTTCGTTATTGTAAAGTTGGTGCAGTAGCCACAGTCGCTGGAAAAGTCTATCAAGGGAAAGCTCTTGATGCTACTAATGACCAGCCATCAGGTGGTCACGCAGTGGCCGCTGCCGCTATTGGCGCAACAGAGGTGGTAACCACAGCAACCCTTACTGCTACAGTAAATGAATTTGCTGGCGGATATCTAGCAGTCGTTGTTACTCCAGGAGAGGGATACACTTACAGGATTAAAGGAAACACTGCCGCTTCGGCAGCTGTCTGTACTTTTACCCTTGAAGACCCTATTCAGGTAGCTTTAACAACTTCTTCAAGAATTATTGTTACAGCTCACCCATATGACGGAGTAATAATTGAACCAGGTACTCCAACAGCTAGAATAGCTGGAGTGGCTCCTACAATCATTACTGCCGCTTACTATGGCTGGTTGCAGACGAAAGGTGCTTGCTCGGTTCTTTTTACAGGAACTGGAGCAGCAGGTAAAGTCGTAGGTTCTCTTACTGGTGGTACTTCTGGCTCAATGGCTCCAGCTATTGCAGCTACGAATATCGGTGGTGAACACATGGCGACAGGTATATCGGGTGAATACTCGATGATTTATCTTCGCATAGATTAGTTCTCGTCCTCGCCTCACTCTCCCCCTTTATGGGGGAAGTGATGAGGCGGGGAAACAAAAGACCTACGAAATAAATTAATCTGGATACGTAGGCGCCAGTGGGCATAAAACGGATGACTGCCCCTCCGTATAATAAAATTATGAAAAAATCAGCGTTATTTACGAATTTTACAAATCAAGAGTTTATAGGTTGGTGGGATGGTAAATCTAGAAAGTATCCTCCAGGTAAATCTGAATGGATGCCAGATTATTTAGCTCAACATTTTGCTCTAGGTCTTACAAATCAAGAATTAATAAGAGTAGATAAAAGAGGTAATCCTATATATAAAGATGGTGAAAAATTTACCTCACCTAAATTTCCTGAACAAGTCCCATTATTTATGAAGTTATTCAACCAAGCCTATAAACCAGAAGAATCTGAAGAAGAAGAAATTGGGGATAATAACAATGATATAGAATCATTAATTGATTCAGTTAATAAGAATAAAGAGGTTGATAGACTTAAATCTTCTAAAAATCAAGACCCAACTAAACCCCAAGTAATTATTCCGCCAGATTTTGACGAAGATGATGAATCTGAAGAATCATTTAAAGGAAAACCAGTCGATAAAACATTAAAAGATAAATAATATGGCACAAATCACATCGGCATTCTCAAGAGATGCAAATGGAGTCCCTATATGGACTGACGGAATAATAACTAAAAAAGAACATACATTCAGCGATGCTGCTGGATCGGGTGCAGTGGGAACTGTTGCTTTATTTACAGTTACTGGAATTGTCTACGCTAAAGTAATTGGTTTTTGTAATACTGACTTAGTTGGGGCGGCTACTTTAGAGGTAGGTGTTACAAATGATACTGATTTATGTTTAGCGCAAATTGCTAATGCGACTACTCTTGATGAAGATGAACTCTATGTTGATGCGACAACGGCAAAATTTAAAGCAGTAACAGATTCAGTACCGCCAGAAAATATCATAACGACTGATATATTTGCGACAGTTGGTTTAGCTGATATAACGGCTGGTCAAGTGGATTTTTATTGTATTTGGCGACCTATATCAGATAACGGAAATGTAGTAGCCGCTTAATATGAAGCTTCTTGACGCTCAAGAAATAAAAGAAGAAAAAACCAAAGCCATCGAAAGTAGGTTAGATAAAGTTAAAAAATTATCGCTCGAGGAGTTACGTCTTACAAAATCAATAAACAGTCTTAGATTAGAAGAAAAGAAAGTAAAAGAACACAATAAAAGTCTTATATTAGATAATGAAGCTACTCTGAAAGTTAAAAAAAGCGTCCTTCAAAATGAAGTAGATATTCTAGAATCAAGAAAATCTATTGCCTTAACACCAATTAAGATTCAACAGGATAAATTAGACAAAGAAAAGAAAGAACTCGAAGAACAAAGTAAATTATTAATTCAACTTAAGAATGATACTAAAAAAACTAGAGAATCTTTAATTGAAAAGATAGAAAGTTTGGATGATAAAAAAGACCTTTTGAAATCATTAGAGATAACCCTAAATCATCGTTCAAGTTCAATATCAGCCGCTGAAAAAGAAATTAAAAGGTCTACAGAAGAATTGGGTAAAAAATGGGTAGAGTTTCATTTAGAAGTTTCTAATAAATTAGAACAGCTAAACTCTACCGAAAAAGAATTATTAGACAGAGAAAAACAAATTAAATACGATAAAGAAATAAACGAATCAATCCGACTATCAAACAAAGCTGAATCGGATAGATTAACTCAAGAACGTAGATCTATCCACGATTCTTATATAGCTTTAGAACAAGCAAAAAAACACTTAAACATAAAATGAGTTCTCAAACAAAAACAGTTGCAGGTACAGTATCAAATAATTCAGCTAATGGTACAGTTGCTTGGAGTGATGTAGCTAATGCAAAAACAAGTAATGATTCATATGCGACTGTAGTTTTATCTAATCAAAGTTCGCAATGGATTTTCGCTACAGATTTTGGATTTACAATTCCAACTGGATCTGTTATTGATGATTATGTGGCTTCAATAGAGATTAAATCTGATTCAGGATCTTATACTAGAACTGATTGGGCATACACACTTATAAAAGGAGGAGTTAATCAAAACGACAATGACATAGGAGACAATGATACATTAGATACGACAGAAAAATTTATAAATTTAACAGATTCAACCGCTTTTCATTTAATAGGATATACTATAGATGATATAAATGATTCAGGTTTTGGAATGGGTTGGAGAATTGCTAATATTATAACTGACACTATATCAATAGACAGCTTTAAGATAGTTATAAATTATACTGAGTCTGGTTTTGTTAGAGATGCCGTTAAAGATGATAACAATATAAACACTGTAACAGCCATAAGTAATGCTAATGGAAGTGATGTAGTTAGATTATCAGCTAATCCTACTACTCATTTATTACAAGTAGATGATAATACCACAGGGACTGATAGTGGAGGTTCTTCTGCAAAACATGATAATAATATGGTAACAACTTTAATAGCCGTTTCAGAAAGTGATGGCGAAACTCCAGTTGCTCTATACGCCGATCCAGAAAATGGACAATTATTAGTAGATACAACATAAAAATTATGCCATTCCAAAAAGGAAATAAATTAAATATTGGCAAAAAACATTCACTAGAGTCTAAAAGTAAGATGAGTCTTGCAAAAAAAGGTAAAAAATATCCTAAAATGAGTGAAAGAAATAAAATAATGTGGAAAGACCCAGAATACAGAAAAAAGATGTCAGATGTTCACAAAGGTAAACTAAAAGGTATTCCAAACTTTAAATTGAGAGGCAGTGGAAGTCATTTGTGGAAAGGCGGAGTTACTTCAATAAATAAGTCGATAAGATCATCTTTGCAATATAAATTATGGAGAGAATCAGTTTTTAAGAGAGATAATTTTACTTGTGTCTGGTGTGGTTCAAAAAGTGGGGATGGGAAAACTGTAGCATTAAATGCTGACCACATCAAACCATTCTCTCTATTTCCCGAACTAAGATTTGCAATAGATAATGGCAGAACACTCTGTCTAGATTGTCACAAAAAAACAGATACATATTTTTATAAAATTAATAAACAAAAAAATGTCTAACGCCCGCAGAGACGACAACTATATAACAACTTTAATAGCCGTATCAAATGTAGACGGTGCGACTCCAGTCACCTTATACGCTGACCCAACTACTCACCGCCTTTTAGTTTCTGCAACTATAGGTACGCTTGATGATTTATCTGATGTGGTGGTAACCTCAGGCGCACAAGGTGATATTTTATATAATAATGGCACAAATTGGGTGAATCTTGCCCCAGGGACATCAGGTTACTTTTTAAAAACACAAGGAGCTGCCGCTAATCCAACTTGGGCAGAAGTCACGGCTATAAATATAACTATAGCCAATGAGGCGACTGATACAACTTGCTTCCCTCTATTTGTGACAGCTGCCACTGGCGACTTAGGTCCGAAATCAAACGCAGGTCTGACATTTAACTCTAGTACTGGTAATTTAGGTGCAACTATCCTTTCAAGTACATCACTGACCGCATCAGAAATATTAGCCACAGATGCAAGTAAAAATCTAGTATCTCTAGCAGTTGCGACATATCCTTCTTTAACAGAGCTGACTTATGTTAAAGGCGTAACCAGCGCTATCCAGACTCAAATAGATACCAAAGCACCAACCGCCTCACCTACTTTTACAGGCACAGTTACTATCCCAACTCCATTTACTTTAGGGGCTGTTTCGGTTACCTCTACTGGAACTGAGTTAAATATATTAGATGGTGTAACAGCTACGGCTACAGAATTAAATTATTTAGATATAGTAACTTTAGGGACAGGAGCGGCTAGTAAAGCGGTAGTACTAGATGCGGGTGATGACTATATCTGGCCAGCAACTGGTTTACTGACCTACGGTGGAACAGCTATTACAGCCACAGGGGCGGAAATAAATATATTAGACGGGGCGACTTTAACTGTTACCGAACTCAATTATGTAGATGGTGTAACCTCGGCTATTCAAACGCAATTAAATGCAAAAGCTCCAAGTACATCGCCAACATTTGCAACCTCTATTACAGGAAGTTATTTAACCGCTTCGGAGATTTTAATAACCGATGCCTCTAAAAATATTGTTTCAGCTGCAGTCGCTACTTACCCGTCTTTAACTGAATTGACTTATGTGAAGGGTGTTACTTCGGCTATTCAAACGCAGTTAAACGCTAAGGGTGATATGAATGATTTATCAGATGATACCTCGCCTACTCTAGGGGGTGCTTTAGATGCTGGCGGATTTGATATAAATAATGGAGGTGTAATTTTTCTAACCGAACAAGCCGAGGCCGAAGTGGATGTAGCTGGCAAAGGACAAATATGGGTAGATACAGCGACACCTAATGTTTTAATGTTTACGGATGATGCAGGGACTGATTTTGTAATTGCTAATAATGCAACCACAGCCTTAGGATCGCTAGGCACAGTTTCAATTGCTTTAACAGGAGTATTAAGAGCTGATTCAGGTGTACTTTCGACTGATACAGATGTGACGGATATTGTATCCGCCGCTTCAACATCAGCGGCTGGTAAAGTAGAGCTTGCTGATGTTACTGAAACAAATACAGGAACTGATACAGGAAGAGCTGTTACACCAGACGGATTATCATCAGCAGTTAAGTCAATTATGCTGACAGCGGCTGGAGGTACTCCTTTAACCACCGCAGGATGTTCTGAACCGACAAAAGTAGAGGCCGCCACAAATGATATAAATTATTATGTTTTAGATTTTGATACAACTACCGAAGAACATGCCTTTTGGTCATTTTGTATGCCAGAGAACTGGGATGCTGGAACAGTGACGGCTCAATTTTACTGGACAAACGCCGCTGGACTTACAACAGAAACGGTTGCTTGGGGAATTGCGGGCGGTTCTTGGGGTAACGATGATGCCATTGA